AATCCCGGGCTTCGAAGTCGCCAACGCTGTCGACGCCGACACCGGCCTCGGCGTCCAGGTCCTCATGGGCCAGGAGCAGTCCGGCTACTACAACGTCACCGCCACGCTGCTCTTCGGTGCCGCTGTGGGTCGCGCGACCTCCCTCCACCGCCTCAAGACCGCCTAATAGCGGCCACAGGCTTCAAACGAGGCTCCCAGCAATGGGGGCCTTTTTTGTGCCCCCTACCAATCCGGGCAAGTATAGGATGAGCCTCTACGGAACCGAGTTTCTCAACGACGCCAAAGAGATGGTGGCGGACTTCGGCGTGGCCGGGTCGGCCAACTCTGGGGCCATCACCTTCTCCTGCCTCATCTCCGACCCCGCGGTCTCGACCGTGCTCGAAGCAGGGGGGTATATGGAGCGGACCCAGTACTCGGTCAGGCTCCCCGCTGTAACGGCCTCCTGGACGAAGCCAGACGGGTCTACGGGGGCATCGGCGGCCCTACTGTCGGCAGGGGTGCCCATCGCCTCCCTAGGCCAAGGCAAGAAGATCGTGGCCGGCGGGAAGACCGTCCGCATCACCAGCCAGACCTACAAGCCCGGGTCGGCATGGATCACGCTCGTCGTCATCGACGATAACCAGTAACCCAGTGGTAACCGTAAGCATTACGCCTGACTCTCAGGCTAAGTTCCTTGCGGCCCTCAAGCGCTTTGCCAAGAAGACCGGGCAAACCTTACGAGACGCCTGCCTAGAACAAGCTGCGCTGGCCTGCCAAGACGCGGCGACATTTACGCCCCCGCTGGCCAAAGGAGGCGGCAAGGGCCTATCCAAGGCCGCCGAGATGGCTGGCGAAAACGCCGTGGCCGGGGACATCAAGAAGATGTTCGTCTCGGCCAATGACCGCTACTCAAGGAATGCGGCCAACGTCTTGGCCACTAACCTGGCTTACGCCACTAGGAATAACGACATCGGGATGTTCAACAAGCTGATCGGTGGCGGGTCTATGAAAGCGCTCAAAAGCCTTTCTCCAATCTTGCAGAGGATAGCCAATGACCAGGACTATGACCGGGCGTTCAAGAAGGCTAAGAACTATCTGAACCGAGCCGAAATCGTCCTAAGCGATTACGGAACCATCGGGTTTGTCTTCAATATCCGGCCGGTCCATAATCAAATCAAAGGCAAGTTTGGAGGCCGCATCAAAAAGAATGTCCGACCAGTCAAAAAGAAGCTGCTCGTCGAGACCACTGCCGAACTCAAGGATTACATCCGCGAACGCCAGGAGATGGTCGGCCGCATCAAGTCTGGGTGGGCCTCCGCCCTTCGCTCCCTGCCTAAGCCTGTCATCAATGGCATCCCCAAGAACTTCGGCGTCGACCTGCTTAGCGTTGCTTGGATCAACAAGCACACCGGCGTCCAGGGGAAGAACACCGTATCGGCGACCGAAAAGAACGTCGACGTCAGCGTCACGAACACGCTAGGCAATATCGCAAACATCGCCACCGACGCGAGCGTGCTAGACTTGGTCTACGCCAACCGCGTCAGGCAGATGAAGGCACGCGTGAAAGAGCATCTCGGGAAAACCATCGACGAAGCCAACAGCAAATAACCTTTATGGGAACCAAATCCATCCGCCACATCGTAGAGGCCACCTTGGCCACCTACCTATCCACCCAGACCGGGCTGACTACCGTGGCCTTCCTGACGGGCGATAGCGCCGCGACCCAGACCCTGCCCAAGGCCGTGGTCCTCTGCGAGTCCGCCCGCTCCCCTAACGACCTCCCCGAAGGCGAAGGCAACTTCAGCTGCTCGGTCCGCATCACCCTCTTCTCCAACGCCGACGACACGACCCTCGCCGATCACCGTGCCCGCTGCGCCGCCCTGTCCGGCAATATGCGTGACCTGACCAGCATCAAGGCGGCCTTCGTCACCTCGACCGACGCGGCCTGTTACGACGTCACGATGCAGTCCGAAGACGAGGGCATCGACGAGCGCTCCTGGGCGACTTCCTTCTCGTTCGACGTGCTTGTGGTCCTGCCCGCCTAAGACAATTCCAAAGCCTGCAATTACAAATGGCCGCCATCTCAAACGGAACTAGCTGCATCTACGCAATCGCGGGTACTGTCACCAACTTATTCGTGCAGTCCTACAGCCTTTCGTCCTCTTTCAACGCCGAGGCCACTGTGGTCGATGAGGCTGGCCTGACCAAGACGCACCGCCTCGACGACCGCAAGTCCGAGATCACCATCGAAGGCATCGCCAAGACCTCGACCATGCCCACCCTCGGCGCCGCCCTTTCCTTCACGGTGAACACCGCCTCCGCCTATCCTAGCGGAGCCGCCTCTGTTTCCTTTGTCGGCACCATCACCAAGATTGACGACAAGGGCTCGAACAAGGGCTTCACCGCCGTCACAATCACGGCGATTGACTACGAAGGCATCACGCCTGCCTAATTGACACCCCCGAAAAGGGGGCAGTCTAAAGGATAGTGGACCGCCGCTTCCTCAACGCCTACGTCGACCCGGCTCCCCTCAAAGGGTTTCTGGGTCGAACTCTTTACCCTTGGTGCCTCAAGTATCGAGTGCGCCTGATGGCCTTCGACTCGCCCCTGGTCACTGGCTCCCGCGGCATCACCCCTGCCGACCTAATCTTCGCCTGCCAAGTGTGCGCCGAGGAACCGCTAGGGGGCAAGATTGGCTGGGTCGACGAGTTGCGGATTATGTCCCTATGCCGTAACCCCGCCAAGTTTGAGCGCCTTCTGGAAGCCTTCGCCGGATATATCCTCGTCCAGGACTGGCCGAAGTTCTGGGAGCAGACCAAGACAAAGTCAGGGGGCGGAGACAAGGGGGTGCCTTGGCCGCTGTCCATCGTAGCCAACCTGATCGCGTCTGGCATCCCAGAGCAGCGGGCGTGGGAGATGCCGGAGTGTCAGGCCATCTGGCTCAACTCCGCCCTGGCTATCCGGAAGGGTGCTGACGTGGCGATCATGTCACCCGAAGAGGAAGCCTTCATGGCCGAAGAGGAAGCCCGGGAGGCCGCCGCGGCTGCTTCCAATCTGGCAAAGGAAAGCACCCCCTGACATGGCCCAAGACCTGACAGTCAACATCAAGACGACCTCCGACGTCCCGCAGGCGATGGACAAGGCCAAGTCGGCCACCGTGTCCTTTGGCAAACAGGTCGAGGACATCCAGAAGAAGTTCTCAATGGCGTTTAAGGACATCTTCCTGTCATTCCTAGGACCGATGGCGCTGCTTGGGGTAGCCATTAACTACATCGGAAAGTTAATCGAAGAGAACCAAAAGAAACACCGAGAAGCTAATCAAGCAGCCATCGACGGAACCAACGAACTGATGTCCGCCGAGGACCGATACTACGCCAAAAAGCGTGATAACGAAAAGAAGGACAAGGAGAACCGAGAACAAGCTGCGATGTCTCGAGAAGACATTACTAAAGACTTCCTTCTGAACGACCCAATCGGTCGCGCTATAATGCAACTTAAGGGAGCAGGAGACCAAAACGCTCCAGGCTTTCTTAAAGCATTAGAAGGCGTCACTGGAGGAAGAGAGCAACAGGCAGCAGTTCTTGCTAAATTTCCCGAGATTCAATCAGCCGTTCAATTGGCAATTATGGATCAGGCTAAGAAGAATCCTATTCCTTCTGAAAAGAAAGACTTCAAAGGCCCTGAAGGATTCAGCAACGTCATCGGCGTAGGACCTAACCCGGTGCTAGAGGCCATGGCCCGCCAGAACGAAATCGCTTTGGCGCAGCTCGCCGAGCTCCAGAAAATCTCCGGCAGCACTCCCGCCGGTCAAGGCGACTTCACCAAGGGCACCCAATCCAAATAATTTATGGCACGCGTCGACACTGGTAATAACCTAACAACCGTACTCCAACAGCCTGGGGCAAAGTTCCAAGAGGATGGCTACGGACTCGCCACCGGCACCATCGTCTTCAAGGCCGCAATCACGGCGTCCATCGGTGGCACGATTAACCGTGGGTCGGCTTGCCCGCAGGGGGCCTACTCATACTGCAAGGCTCACAAGTATTCAGTATCTTTCGAAAACCTTGGCATCGCTACCTACTCGGTGGACTATGTGGGCATCAACCCTGGCTACGGCGCCTCGACCGACCCGCAGATCACCGGCTCGCAGGGACTGACGTCGGAGCACATCACGACCCACCCTAACTTCTTTGAAGTCGCCACCGCGCTTGGCTTTTCGGGTTCACCGATTGCGGGCGTGGGCACTGGTTCGATTGCGACCCCTGCTTACCCTGCGGTTGCTGGAACGAACCCTGCGGAATACGCTGGCAACAACGGCGCAACCTTTGAGGCCGCAGTTGGCCGGAAGTTCCTCGGGTTCAAGAAGCCCGAGTTCAAGGACTTCTACGGCAAGACCAACTACCTTGCCCCGCAGTGTTCTCTCTCTGGCGTGTTCTACACGAGCAGCTCGGCCTTGGTCATCAACTTGCGTAACGCGGTCGGCAAGACCTCCGGCAACGGCTCCTTCGCGTCAAAGGACTTGGTTCCGACTTACATGGGAACGGCCTTCGAAATCAACGGCAAAAAACAACTGCTCCTGGCTCAGGTATCCTTCGAAGACTTCGGTCTGCTCTACAAGGTCCAGTATGAGCTGCGCTTTAACCGCGAGGGCTACAACTCGGCGGTCTACGCTAACGCCTGATGAAGATTCAACCCGGCGTCGGCTATAACTTCGACTCGTCCTCGCACGGGTTCACGCTGGACACGTCCGACCCGTTCCCGAGCGTGGCGTCTACTCCCGACCTTCCCTTCAAGGTCAAGATCGTCGGCGTGGTCAGCGGAGCCATCCGCTTTCAGGTCATTACCGGGACGCTGAACAACCTAGTCCCAGAGATGGACGATGTCATCGGTGGCGTCGAGAAGCTGCTGGACAGCACGACATCCGGCGTCCCTACGCCTCCCACGAATGTCCTGACGTTCAATACCTCGACCAAGGAGTCTTGGGTCTATCTCCGAGCCGGTCCCGAGGCCGCGTCGCCCTACGCCTTCCCGGACCCGAGCATCTCGAACACCCCTTACCCGAAGGTTATCTCGTCAAATGTCGAACTGACTGACACCGACACAAATGGGTATGTCCTGCTTGCCAAGGTAGACGTTGATAACGTCTCGGCCCCGACCGTCTGGACCTTGCATCAGTATGTCAACGGCTCCCTCTGGGGTGACCGCGTAAAGGTGAACGGGGCCACCGCGAAATACTATTACGCCCGCATCTGATGGGCGTCCTGATCGGAGCAACGGAAGCCAACTCCACTTGGGGTCGCAACCGCACG